AGTTGATGCGCTGCGATGCCGTCCGGGTAGAGCACGCGCACGATCTGCCCGCTCTTGCCGAACGAGTCGCCGTACTGCTTCTGCTTGCTCTCGACGAGCAAGCCGATTGTCTCCCCGAGCTGCGCGTAGCTGATCTTCTTCATCCTATACCTCCGTAGCCCGACGCCGCGAGGAGCATCCCCGACGTCATGAGCAGTTCGTCGCGGCGTTCGATGACTTCGGCCCAGCGGGCCGGGATGTCCTGCACCCCGTAGAATGCGCCGGCCAACGCGCCAGCGATGCACGCGATGCTGTCCGAGTCCCCAGGGCTGTTCGCACCGAGCACCACCGTGTCTTTGTAGTTGTGCCCAACGAGGAAGCAGAACATCGCAGCGCATATCGCTTCGTGTCCCGCCCAGCCACGTCGCTCGTCGAGCACCTTCGCCGCAATCAGCGCGCGGAGCCCGTCATCAGGGCTCGCGCGCACCATGAGGCCGATGTCCCTGTCCGTCAGCAGCATCGTCGCGGTCGTTTCGTCGTAGCGCGCCGCCGCGTCGATCATGGACTGGCAGATCTCGTCACGAGTCGCCCCGTGCAGCGCGTGCCACACGCCCGACGTCAGCGCCGCGCTCGCGGCGCCCGCGAGCGGGTGCCCGTGTGTCATCCTCGCGTGGCGAGCGCTGCACTCGACGGCGAGGTCATGGTCTTTCCAGAAGCGGAGGGCGTAGGGGGCCGACCGCATGACGCTGCCACACCCGCCGGCGTCGGGGTGACCCGCCATCTCCCACGGAGCGCCATCCGCGAGGCGACGGCACCCCGACATACACGCGCCACCGGGCGCGCGGTGCCCGCCGACCGGAGCCTGACTCCACTCAACGAACTCGGCTGCGACGAACGCAGCCGCCAGATCCACCGTAGTCGCATGACCCGCGAGAATGAGCCCGTGCGCCACCGCAAGACTCATCTGCGTGTCGTCGGAGAAGAGCGCGACGTCGCCCCGGACGCGGGCTTCGTCCAGCTCTGTGATACCCGCCGGCCCAAAACTGCGCCGGATGTCCTCGATCGCAGAAAACTCGACCGCGTACCCGAGGGCATCACCGCAAGCGAGCCCCAGCATCACCCCGTCGAATCGATCTTTCACATTTGGCATGCGTGTCTCCTTTTCCAGATATAACCACCCCCATGGGATCTGGACGCGGAGGCAGGCTGCGCTCACTCCTTCACCGCGTCGCCAGCGTTCTTCACTCGATAGCGCGCCAAGGCGCAATACACCTCATCACGCTCTGTGCCGAGGAATCGGAAGCCTTGTTTCCGGGCCGCGACACCCGTGCTCCCAGACCCGGTGAAGGGATCGAGCACCAGACCTCCCGGCGGGGTGATGAGCTTGACCAACCACTCCATGAGTGAGATCGACTTCACCGTCGGGTGGGCGTGCAGCTTGAAAGGAGAGCCGCAGGTCGAGCAGGGTGTTCCTTGCTTCTCCTTGGCTTCCTTCATGGACACGACTGGAATGTCTTTGATCTTGAGGTTCGGGGTGCATGAGCATTCAAGAACAGACGCCTTTTCAGAGGTTGGAGCTTTGGCTGTGTAGAAGAACCGGGCGGCGGTGACACCGCTCTGTTCGTTGAGCATCCGAGCAGCGCATTCGGGTTCGCACTCACTATCGGTGCAGCCCTCGCTGTGCGAGAGCACAAGGTTGGCGGGCCAGCGGCCTAGCGGGGAGTGTGTGTCTGCGAAGCCGCCGTTCTGCTTGCCGCCTTCGTAGATGGCCTTCGTTGTTTTCGATCTCTCTACTGGACCAAGGGCGTTTTCGTGCGCCTTCTTTCGGTCCTCCTCAGACGCGAACCCCACACGGCAGCCGTCGATGTTCAACGCCCCGGTGCCGTGCTTCTGCACATTCTCAGCGACGGTACCGATGAGTGGCTTCCTTGCAAGAATCCATACCTCTTGTGCGGGTTTCAGGGCCGTCCCCCAACCAGGCCATTGTTTTGCACCGGCCCTTTTGGCCATCGTCTTGCTCACGTCCAAAGACTTTGGGAATCCAGTCCCGAACAGGTGGCTAACCACGTCTCGTATCTCAAAACCAGCACGTTCCAGAGCCATAGCTGTATGGTGAGACGTGCGTGGGATTCCCCAGACAAGGGCATGGGCACCGGGTTTCAGGACTCGATAGACCTCGGTGAACACCTCGGTCATGAAGTCTTGAAACGGGAGAAGCGACTCCTTGGTCTTGCCTTGATAACGCGGAGTAGCAGACCTTGCGAAAGGTCTGCTACCAGAGGCGCCGCCGCTTTCGTCCCATGCAGCGGTTTGTTTTCCAGAAAGATTGGCCTCAACGTCACTGAACTTATCCCACTCTCTGCCCATGAACTCAATGCCAGCAGGAGGGTCGGTCACAACAGCGTCAATACTGTTGTCTGGAAGCTCCTTGAGCCTCTTTCGGCAGTCACCGTGAGCGACGAATGCAGGGCGCTCGCCAGATACAACAAGGTGGATGGCGTCTGTCATGTCTTCTTTCTCAGGTCAGGACTTCGGCGGATAGCCCGGAGCTTGGTACCCGTAAAAGCCACCCGGGCTCTGCGGCATCTGCGGGACAGGGTAGGGACCGGGTTGCGACTGCTGCTGCTGTTCCCAAGGCAGCGGCGGCGGGGGCTGTTGCGGCTGCTGTGGGTAAGGCTGCGGCTGCTGCCCGTAGCCCTGTGGCATCTGAGGCTGGGGTGGCATCTGAGGCTGGGGTGGCATCTGAGGCTGCGGTGGCATCTGAGGCTGCGGTGGCATCTGAGGCTGCGTGCCCCACTGCTGCATCTGGGGTTGGGGTTGGGGTTGGGGTTGGGGTTGGGGTTGGGGCTGCTCTGCGCCCCGCAGTACCAAGCGCATCATCGTCTCCAGGCCCATCACCCGCGTGAGGATCTCGTCGAGCACGTCCGGGTCGTCGGCTTCCGGCTCCGGCTCCGGCTCCGGGGGCTGCGCAGGGGCGGGCTGCGGCGCCGGGGGCGGCGTGGCCGTGGCCGCTCCGCCAGTCAGATACGCGTAGTTGCCAGTCGCATCTCGGGTGAGCGCGAAGAGCCCATTGCCCATCTGGAAAACCATACCCCGCAGGACGAGGTACTGGAGTGCCGCACCGGCGTCTACGCTGAATGCTGCCAGCGCGCTCTGCGCTTCAGGGATGCCGAGCCCCGCGCTCTTCGGACCAGCCATCAGGCTGATCAAACTCTGCTGTGCTTCCGTGAGCCCGTCGCTCTGCGGCGCGGTGTCTTTCTTTGCTGCTGTCTTACGTGCCATGTGTGGCCTCCTATGGGTGAAGGATGCGCGAGCGTGGAATCGAGTCCGAAAAAAAAAACGCCCCGGACAAGCGAGGCGTCTTGCGCGTGTGGCTGCCACTCAGTTGATGTCGTTTTGCTCGACCTCCTCCTCCTCTTCGCCGCTCCCGTACTGCGCCGAGAGCTGCGCCGCCTCACTCTTCGTCACGAGACCGACGACGACAGCGGAGAGGAGCTTTGCCGCGCCGGCCTTCGTCAGCGTCGTGATGAAGTAGTGCGAGCCCTGCACCGTGGTTTGCACCTCGGGGTCCACGCCCGTTACGAGGATCAGATTGTCGAACGCCTCGGGGTGGGCGGCCTTGCACACGACGAGGTGCTCTGGATCATGCTCGTGCGCGCGGAAGTCGAGGTCGCACTTTTCACCGGCAGTCGAGATTGCGAGGCGGAACGGCTTCATCATGGCGTGTTCTCCTGTAGGGCGGCGTGCCCGTTGCAACCATCATACGCACCGGCACAGTGCCGTCAAGTCTTTTCGCTTAGCAGGGAGATCCGCCCAAATCCCGAGATCTGGCGCGTACCCCGGCGCTGCACCACACGCGACACTCTGTTGCTGTAGTTGCCCTCGATCGAGGAGATCCGATCGGTGACCGGGTCGTACGCTTCGACGATACCGACGTGGTTACCGCGAACGCCGACGTCGCTGGTCGTGTTGCCAAAGAAAATGAGGTCGTTCGGTACCGGAGGCTCAGCCGCGTCGACGAAGATGCCCAGCTCTTGCGCCCGCTTCAGGAGGGCCGCGACAGACCGCAGGCTGTACCAGAGCTTCAGATCGCCCCGGTCGATGACCCCGTCTCCATTGCGATCGAAGAGGCACGGGTCGTCGGACACCTCATTGCAGTAGAGGACGAAGCCGGCGCACCACGCGAGCTTGTCGCCGCGCATGTACCGCTCGGCGGGAATCCCATCATTTTTGCCGGTGGCTTCCGCGACGCCGAGCTGCGACAGGGCGACGTCGATGGTGTGGATCATGTCTTCTCCGTCGTGGGGCGCAGGGGCCAGATGGCCTCTACGTAGCCTCCAGGGGCCTCCAGGCGCAAGGGCTGCTCCGGGGCAGAATAGCCTACGTCGACTTCCGCGTCGTCCAGTGCCGCAAAAGAGTCCCACAGCAAACGCCCCCGCAGTACCAAGCGCACGGGGTCTGTGGCTCCCTTCGCCGTCAGGACGTGATGGCTCTCCCGCTGGCCGGTGCTGCCGAGCCCGCAGACCTCCACCTCACCCCGATTGAACGTCAGCTCGACTGCGTCCAGAGGGCTCGCCACGGTGCCGAACTTCACCGCGTTCATGAGCGCGAGGCGAGGCACCTCGGCGCGGTAGCC